GCTCGTCCTCCGGCAGCAGCACGTTCTGATAGACGGATTGGTGACCCGCCGCAACCACCTCCAGCTCCTGCTTCTGTTTGGCCGCGAGTTCTCGTAATTCGTTCAATTCCAGGGCTTGTTTTGCCAATGTTTTTTGCAGTTCAGGGTTCTCGGCTTCCAGCACCTCGTTGCGCTGCATCAGTCGGTTGAAATTGTCAATGCTGTATGTGCGCGAATGAATGATGTCGGCGATGTGTTTCTTCAGGCGCTCAAGGGTGAAGTTCGTGCTGTCGTATGCAATGATTTCGGTCTTGTTCTTGCCGCCCACTTCAATGCTGCGGATGTGGCGCTTGATCTTCGGATACGTCTTGATCAGGTTCTCTATCTCCACCTTGTTTTGAACCCGGAAGGCGGCAACCAGCACGAAATTTTGGTATTTTTTACGATGGTCCATTACGCGCGTGGAAAGGTCGTTCGTGTGGCCGAATTTGATCAGCTTCTCGTTGTCGGCGTTCGTGTTGTCAATGGTGCCAAAGTAGATGCACTCTGTGTTCAATGGGAACTGGCCAATGATGGCCTGCTCCACGGCGCGCTGCTTCTCTTTCTTTGTGGATTGGATCATGGAGTCTTTTTCTTGGATCATGGAGTCCTTTTCTTGAATGACGGCGTTTTTTTGTTCCAATTGCTGTTTGAGTTCATCCGTCTCTTCTTCTACGACCTGATGCAAAACCTCTTCCATCTTCATGTAGTACTCATGGATTTCCGATGCCTTTTTTGTTTGTGCCTTCAGACACAGCGACTTGAAACAACGAACGGTGAGCATGATGATTTGCTTGTTGTGACCGCCATGACTTTTGGGAGTTTCTTGATGCTCAATGTTTTTGTAATCAATATCAATTTTGAAATTCTTTTCAAGCATGGTTTTTGCATGTTGTTTTTGCTGAAAACCTAACCAATTCCATACATTGCCCAAATCAACAACAAAATCCAAGTTTTTGTCATAATTCAAGTAGCAATAAAAGCTACTCACAAACAACTGTTGTTCAAATCCAGTGAATGATTCCTGAATTTTCGTTAATAGCCGTCCATTGTATTCATGCGACAGACGGGTGATGGGGTTTTTCTCAATGAGCTCAACGATGTTCAGCTCCTGGGGTGGGTGTGTTGCGGGTTCCATGGTGGTATGGGTTTATACTATGCATAAGCGGACTCTGTTTAAGTTGTTTTATGCATTATGATTTTAAAACTCGTGTGCATGATTTATAAAAGCAACTGATTGAGCGGAGCATGAAATGCGCTTTTATATTTTGAAAACGGGGTTTATACAATCTTGTTCACGGATGTGCGTGAGCAAGATTAATAATGTTAAATTAGTTTATGAAAAAGTGATTTTGAAGCAAGATTGCAAAGCGCTCCACCCAAATGTGAATCGCTTTTGTTGCGGACAAAGCAAGATTTCACCATTTGCTCTTTTTTACGTTGATTTTGGGACCCTTTTTACCGGAGTTTTTGGGGTCATAGTTCTCCTCTTCATCATCCGAGTGCAGATCTTTGGAGATTTCCCAGAATTCCTTAGAGCCCAGCTTGAACGGGCCGTGCTGTTGCGCCTTGTACCAGAAGATTTGCTCCTGCAGTTTGTTGGATTTCGCATTGTTATTGATCACCAAGCACTCAAAATTCTCGGTGCACTGGTCCATCACCTGACAAAAGCTCTCAAACGTGGGGAACATGCCCGCGTAGTTCTCGTAGATGCGTTTGCGGTTGGCAATGTAGGGTTCGCGCAGGATAAACACGTAATCAATGTTCGTGCGCAAATTGGGCGGAATGCCGAGAGGATATTGCATTGTGATGACTAACATGATCTTCCAATGACGACCGTTCATGAAGAGGAGCCGCATCATGATGTCCTTGGTCCATTTGTTATCATACAAGCAGTCGTCCAGGACGACAAAGGTGCGGGGGTCAATGTTGGAGCGTTTGTAGCTTTCAATCTCCTTTTTCACTTGTTTGAGGACGGCTTTTTGGCGTTTGAGGATGTTTTCTATAATGGCGGTGTTGTAAGCGTCGTGGATGAAGAGTTTGGGGACGTGTGCAGCGAAGAAGCCGTTGCCGGCTTCGGTGCCGGAGATGACGGTGCCGATGGGGATGTCCTGGTGGTGGAACATGAGGTCCTGGACGAGGAAACTTTTGCCGGTGTCACGGCGGCCGATGAGGACGATGACGGGGCCCTTGTTTTCATCGGGCCTAAAGCTGATGGAGCGCATGTCAAATTTGGAGAGTTCTAGGTTCATGGTTTTCAAGCAAAGGCACAATACAATACAAGCGCAAAGGCACAATACAATACAATACAATTAAATAATATTACAATTATTTAAACGCGACCAGGTGGACGATGAAGGAGTGGATAGAACGATTTTACTATGTGCTGTTGTATGCATGGTATGCACTGTATGCGGTGGCTCTGCTGGGCATTGCTACAGTTGCACCGTCGTATTTAGACACCATAAACACGGTGTTGAAGTATTTCATCATTGTGTTTTTGCTGGTGCGGTTCAATCCGTGGATCAATGATGCGAAGGATGCACATAAATTCACCGCGTTTGATCGGACGATTGTGTTTAGCGCGGCGTTCTTTTTACTGGCGTCCACGGCCGTGACGTCGCTCATCACAAATGCGCTGAGTCGTGATCGGTTATTTCATAACATGCAATAACATGCGCTGCGTTATCGCATTGTTTTCCTTGTTTTCATTGGCTTCCTTGTTTTTCTTTTTCCACCAGCAGACGCGCTTCTGTGCCGGGGATTAACACGAGAACGGGAGCGAGAACGGGAGCGAGGTGCGGAGGAGCTGCGACGAGGTAGTGGTTTGCAGTTCATTCGTGCAATGGTTTCGTGAAAAACTCTTGATGCATTTTCAATATTCACATCATTCAATGCAACGTGGGTTTCCATTCGCTTATTCGTTTGAAAATAGCGTTCCAGTGTGTTGAAAAGGTCGTCATCGTGCGGCATCCGCACTCGTTGATTCATTGCATTTATCTTCATTGCATTGAACCATTTCAACATTATGAATGCAGAAATTACATTTTCTGCGTTGGATATCAATGTTTCGGTAGTTTGCATGATGTGTTTTGATATCATTATTGCGACGGCTCTCAATAATATGTTGAACTTTCGCCCTTCATAGGACGCGTCTGTTCTAGAACTGATGCTCATTTCGTCATCACTCATGCGATTGAACGCAATTGATGAAACACATTTTTGAATTTTGTTTACTTCAGTGAATAAACAAAGTATTATTTTAGGACAAAAGTATGAATTCACATAAATATCATAATACAAAGACGCATGACTGTTTTTTGGGAATGACGTGATGTAGTCAAGGTTCAAATAAAAATCTGGACACTTGGATCTGAGAGATTCATTTAATTCACGGACAATGGTTTGTGCGTGCGTTAAATCCATCATTTCCGGACATCTGCGTCCTTTGTTTATCACCGCAAAATGGTGGGGATTGTTGTCATTTATGATATTGTGTAAATCAAATGAGGTGTGAACCGAAGTTGTTTCATTGAAAAACGGTTCCAATTGCGGGGATGCAATTGCGTCAATGTACCTTTTGAACTCGTCGGGAAAGACGCCGTCCTTCTTTACGTTGAAAATGTGGATGTTGCCGGCATGTTTCACGGCGATGAACACGGTAGAGCGTGGCGTAAACACGTGTTGCACTGCGTCGTGATCGGTTATTTCGTAACATGCGTTTCCATTTACAACCGTCAATGGACGTATATTAAGTAATTTGGTGGAACTATACACAATGTTCATTCGTCCTGTATTATTTTATATATTTATTAAAAAATTATAGTATCAAGTGTTTATAGTAAGGCACACACATACACGCACACCATGAAAGACAAACAATCCAGTGCCCAAACATTGGAAGAATTGGAACAAGCGCTGGTGAAGCAAGCGGTTGAAACGATTGAGGCGCGCGTTGGCGCTAAAAAAACGAACGACCCTAAAGTCAAGGACATGATTGCAATCGTGGAGCGCTTCATAAAAAAGCACGAGCTGGTGTGTTACGGCGGCACGGCCATCAACAACATTTTGCCGGAAGAGGCGCAATTCTACGACAAAAAAACGGAGATTCCGGACTACGATTTTTATTCGCCGAATGCGTTGGAGCACGCCAAGGTTTTGGCCGACGAGTTTTACGAGAACGGGTATTCGGAGGTGGAGGCCAAATCCGGCATGCACCACGGCACGTACAAGGTGTTTGTGAATTTTGTGGGCATTGCGGACATCACGCAGCTGGACCCCACGCTCTTCAAAAACATTCGTGCGGATGCGATCAAGGTGGACGGCATTCTGTACGCACCGCCGAACCTGTTGCGCATGGGCATGTATTTGGAGCTGTCGCGACCCGAAGGCGACGTGTCGCGCTGGGAAAAGGTGAGCAAGCGGCTGGCGCTATTGAACAAGCACCGCCCGCTCAAAGCGGAAGGCTGCACGCACAACAACATGGTGCTGCCGTTCCAAACCCCAAAGAGAAGCAACCAACGACACGCGGCGCGCGCTGGACCCCCGACTCCGACCGCCGATGAAATTGATGCAGCGCATCCACAAAAAGAGGAGTCCGAAGAGGTGCGCCTGTTCCGCACGGTGCGGAATGTGTTCATAGACGAAGACTTGGTGTTTTTCGGGGGGTATGCCATATCGCACTACGCACGGCATTTGCCGCAATCCGATAAGGCGCTGTTTTCACAAATACCGCACTTTGATGTGCTGTCAACCGATCCCGAGGCCAGCGCGGCCAAGGTGAAAGAACGGCTGGAAGACAACGACTTCAAGGGCATAATTGTCACCCAGCACTCGGGCATCGGCGAGATCGTGCCCGAACATTACGAGATTGCGGTGAACAATGTCCCGATTGCGTTTATTTACAAGCCGGTGGCGTGCCACAGCTACAACGTGATACAAGCGGGCAAGCGGCGGGTGCGCATTGCCAGCACGGACACCATGCTTAGCCTCTATCTGGCCATGATTTACACCGACAAACCGTATTACGACGTGGCGCGCATTTTGTGCATGTGCAAGTGCCTGTACGACATTCAGCAGCGAAACCGGTTGAATCAAACCGGGTTGTTGCGGCGGTTCGGCGCAACGTGCTACGGCAAGCAGGAGACGCTGGACGACATCAAGGCAGTGAAAGCGGAAAAGTACCAAGAGCTCAAACGCGATGATCCCGAGTACGAGGAGTGGTTCTTGAAGTATTCGCCCATGGAGTATTTTGAACACACGTACAACGCAAAACAACACAAGCTCACCGTGAAACGGTCCCCCAATGCAAAAAAGAGTCCCGCGCGTTCGCCTGCGCGTTCTCCTGCGCGTTCGCCTGCGCGTTCGCCTGCGCGTTCGCCTGCGCGTTCTCCTGCGCGTTCGCCCAAGAAAACAATGAAAAAGAAACCCGCATTGAAAAAAAAGAAGAAGACAAAGAGGTCTAAACC